ATGCGTTTCACCTAACGCATATGAAAGCCAATGTGACCGAATTAAAATGGTGAAAATCACATTGTTTAGAATTTATCATACCACTCTCGTTCAAGTGCTTTAAAAGCCGGTAAATTTAAGCACCTGCCGACTGGTACTGATCTAATTTTCTTAAGAAAATCATTATATTTTTCCTCTCCATTGTGCCAAGCCAAATAGCACAGGGAGGTCACATGCTCCTGGGTGTGTTTTGCGTTTCGTGTCCACCTAATGGATTCAAAGATCTCACTCATGGGCATGACTGGATGAATCAAAAACGGAAATCTTTCATCTGATCTAAAGTATCTCTTCAAAAAAGTGACGTTTTCCCAGGTCACATCAGAAAATGTCTCCCCTTTATCAGCTGGAGTCATTGTTAGACCATAATCCCGTCCAGCGATTGCCAATTTTCCAGCATCAATCTTATAGGGGAGTGAGGCTATGACATCATCACCATATGCTATCATCCTCAGGTCAGACAAAGAAATCCGTTTGTAGACCTTGACCAGTAATGTTCGTATAATTAGGTTGTTTATCATTGTATTGAATATACTAGTCCCTGAGCACCCTGATGGCATTCCTCCGGACACATAGTAATGGGTGTCCTTGAAAATATGGTGGGAGAAACACAGGTAATTTATGAAATAGGTCCTGTCCCCAAATCCAATCTTTTCTAACAACATTTTCAGGGCCGCAAACCAGCACGGACTTAGACTAGCATCATAATTAGAATAATCAAATGCAAACAATTCCCCCTCCAGTAATACTGGTATCTTACTCCAGAATTGATCCGGGTCGCACCCAACAGCAGAACCAGTGACCACCCCTGGATTTGAATGAAAAGCAGCATACAAGTTACCAAATGCCTGGCGCATTGCAACTGAGTCATTTACACTAGATGCTTCAATTAGTCGCGTTTTTCCAGTTTCTACTTTTGACAGTGGTCTTAACTCATCTTTCAAAAAGGTGACCATTGGTAGATTTAGTCCGTATTTATCCACACACTCCTTGAACCTACTAAGGTCTCTGTCCGGCTTAAAGAGGTCGCGCTTCTTAATGCCTTGGGTTACATATGGGTATCCAGCACTAGTACTCAGGTCCAATGGCTCAAGGCCATCCATTCCATACACAGCTTGTTCCATTGAAATGGGTTCTGTACATATTCCTAGTGATAATAAATTGCTGGCATAATCATCAATTGCCTCTGCCATATACTGGTCAATTTCTTTGTTAACATTTCCCTTATATTTTGAAAAGATAGCATCCTCAAAATCCACCACACATCGGGGATCTTTCTTGCTCAAGACAGCAGGCTGCTTTGTTCCAGGGAAAATGTCATGAAACACTGAGGGTTCTAAGTTGGTCCTCTCTGGTGTATTAACGCTCTTGAGTCCTGCCAGCTCAACTTTTTCCTTAAACTCAATGTTCCCTTGTGTGTTGGCAAAATATTTTTTGAATAAGCTGGCGGCAAAACCCTGAGCCCCATTACCCCCCACATGTATGCCAAGGACCTTGCCAGTAGTAGCAACCACTCCACCACATTGCCCTATTCTTGTGGGGAAATTATACATCAGCACTCTATGGGTAGGTGTTCCACTAAGATTGAGATATCCATATTCCTTGACAGCACCAATTGGGCATATTAAATGGGGGTAACTGGATGTCTGTACTATCAGTGTGCCTTCAGTGCCCTCTTCAATTGTCTCAGGGATGAACTTTCGAATATCCCTAAACTTCTCATTCCACCCCAGTGTCAACACAGTGACTTCAAGATTAACTCCCTCTGGATCGACTAAGTTCACTGCATCAACAACTGGGACAGTTTTTCCATCCACCAATATTGTGTCTGAAACTCCAGCATGGGATGGTAATACCGCAACACGGTCATAAATTCCAAGCATTGTGAATTCCCCGTTTGCGGTTGTTGCAGTTCTTATGTTATGCCTAAGTAAGGATATGGAAAAATCCAGCGAGGGCCCTTGGACGGTAGCAGTCCTAAGGGTGGGCACTTTTGGTTTTGCTTTAAAGAGGCCAGTATATGGTCCTTGGAAGTTTGCCATCAACTTGTAGACAAGAAAGATAACCCCTGCTATCGTGACAAAAGTGGATACCGCTTGCAAGATGAGATTAAGCTTGTTGAAGTCACGGGAGGCTGTAATTTCTGTGGGAGTGTCTGGAATTATCCAACCTCTCTGTCTACAATAATCTCTGACTTCTTCCGAGTCTACGCTACAAAGAAGATCAGAAATTGCAGACGGGGCTGGTGTCTCCTCTACCGATATAGTTAAATCATGATATATTGGCCCCTGAAATAAGGCTTCAACCAGGTTCTGTGTGTTGTGTCGGTGCGTGAACTCCCTTAGTAACTCACTGACCATCATATCAACTGAATATCTAATGCCCAAGCGGCGATCAACTAGTTGGATTGCCTTACCGCACACCAATGGACAACATCTCTTAAAATTACATGGATTACATTCCTCATCACATGGTCGCGCCGCCTCTGGCATGTTTATTCTGCCTTCCTTCTTATACTGGTCCATAACCTCTATGTTGACATCAAAGTGGAAACGCCTGTTAAGGGCCTTGCTATCTGATATTGTGGGGGCATGTATGTTGCCAGCATTTGTGGATGCAAGTAGAAAAGGACTGGTATATAACATCCCTTTTTCTTCTAATGCCGCCATGGGTGGGTGGAAATCTACAGTAGAAACCATCTGACACAACATGCTAACGTCCTTACCATCTGGATTTTGCAGTAGGTCATCCATTATGACCACCTCCTGTTGTTTATACCCGTCAAAGAATGTTGGGTCTGGTGGTAGTGAATACACCGATCCTGAAATGCTCTCAGCAATTGCACGGCCAATTATTGAAGTTGCCACTGACTTTCCAGCACCAGGGCTCCCATGAATCAACAAGCATACTGGTTCAATCCTTGATTTGCTCTTGAACTGTATATAGTTATTCATTTTCTTCTCCATCTGAAAGACGCGTCTGGCTTCACTGGCATACAATGGGGCGTATTTCCTGCAATATGTTGCAAAATATTGCACGTTGGTGAAAAGCCGTTCCTGTTTTTCTTGATTTGGGGCAGCATGTTCGAGTGTTGCCATTTGGGCCTCTAGTAATGGCAACTGTTTCAATCTGTTTACAAAATCGGCCCGCTCTCTCACAGCTGGAAGTATCTTCATCTTTACCCACTCAATAAATTTCTCAATCTTGGCTGCCAACCATTCTAGGCCTTTAAATGCATTGGTAAACTCTGTAAATTTCCTTAACCATGAATCAGATTGACGCTCTGCAATCACCACACCACACAACTGGCTCACTTTAGTCTTAAGCCACTTCCACGGACTAGTACTACAACCTAAGAGTGCCAAAGTTGCAATTACAGTGGTGGTGTCACTCGAATTTCTTATTAGAATGACTAGGGCACACACTATCTTGACCAAGTTCTTTATCATCTTTTCTACAAGGGAGTCCTGGCCTACAAACATGGTTTTAATCTGTTGTGCATAATTGCTGATCTCATCTGTAAACCCAGCACCGAATGCATTCCCAAGTTGTTTCACATAGTCGGTAACGCCCTGTTCCATTGTATCGTCCTCCACCCACAGTAAATCTCTTATATCTGCAAAAGCGACCCTTCCTTCGCCACCTCCGGTCAGCAATCCAATCACTCCATGTGGACAGCAGAGAAGACCCCCACAATCACCCGGTTGTGCGGGGCCCATGGCCAGTAAGACGTGCGTTTGGTATCTCTCAGGGTAGTACTCGCTCGCTTGAAATTTCTCTATTCCTGGCCCCTGGAAGTATGCTGGGAAACACTTACCGTAGGTTCTTGACCAATAAACCCCAGTCCTGCACTTGCACCTTGCTATCCAGTTGTTACCATTTGCGGTAGACGAACAAACCATGAGGTCTCTTCTTGGGTCGGACCAAATTTCCCTTTCATGGTCTTCAGTAGTTGCCAAGTGATAATTTATAATTTTGTACTGCCCAATTACCACTCCCCCAGTTGCCGGACCATACTGTTCAATGGTCCGCGAGTACCCAGACATGACGTAATTTACCACAGTTTTGATGTTTGTCCGGTCGGTGGTCATCTTGTTTAAGTGTGTGTCTTGAGCTGAGTATCTGGGTGTCCCTAGTTTAACATATTGCAGTGTACGACATGGCCTTGGACACCACACTCGCACATGTTTTGGTTTCATAAACACCCTAAATTGGATTTGTGGACCATTGTTAAAAATGTTAAGTAACCGGAAACACAGTGTGCCCATGTCATTTGGTATAAATGCACCATAATCGGAGCCATTTCCCTGTCCGTTTATGTTTCCAAAAGACGGATATCCATCATAGAAAGTGGCATACATATTGGCATTTGACACAAAAGGCACTGATACTCTACCCGGAACTTCACCAACTGCCCCAATTATGGAAGGGTTCGTTGAAGATTGCCAGAGATATTGATCAGCATTATTGGGAAGAGGGGCGCCTGGAGGGCAGTACATTGCTTGATACATATAGCGCACCCCGCCGTTTCCAGTTAGATTGACAGCTACTATGGTGACTTCAAGGTCAAAGCGTACATAGGTGAACATCTCTAGTTTACGCCGGAGTTGCACCACTTCTTTTAGGTTGATCTTCCAATTATGAAACTTTGTGGTGTTGTCTGTACCTCCATTGTTAATGGTAAAGCGTGTAACCAAACTAGAGCGACCTAAAAAGCTTTCCACACTCATCTCAGAAGTGCGGTGGCGATTCTGCACAGCCCGTGTCTCAATGGTGGACTCGACACTTGCCTGTGAGGTGGCCCCGGTCTCCACTGCATTTAATGCTGGGACAGTTCCAATGCTAAAATCACTATTGGACTCACGTGTATCAGACACCACATCGGTGATGACCTTTTCTATTGCTTGATCTATTGGTCCTTGTAAGAATCCATCCTGTGAAATCTCAGTTGTATCCCGCAATAGACGCATTGAAAAATCGTCTTTGGCTGACGTAAAGGCCAGAATATAGGCGGTCGTCGGGGCGTCGGGGGGAACCACCATATTTGTTTGGAACCAAGCAGATACATATCCTGTATTGTCAAAACCATCGATATTAACAGAGGCGTTCCTGTAGTGAGCTCCACTTATCCATGGGATATTTAAAGTGACACTAGATTGTAGACCGAAGTCCCAGATCACATTGGTTCCCAGCATTGCCTCTTCTCTATTGCCTGGCACTCGACCGCCTGGTGGAGTGTAACAAATCAACAGCTTTCCTGTTGTCATGAATGAGCCACAAAATGTGAATGTAATCTGTATACTACCTGACCATTGTGTATAGTACCTGCACACGTCACCCAAAGGCGTACGTCTGAATTCTTGGGCCGTTCCTGGGTTGCAGTTAATTGCAAACAGCATCTCATCGATGTCACTCTGGACTGATATTGGGATGCGAATTCTCTCCAAATTTTCTGCGTTGGCGACATTGTTAATTTCCATGATGCCCTCAATCTGAACATACTGTTGCAAATTCACAATTTCACCTGGACTATTGAACACCTGTGTCACATCAAAATTTGGGATTAGATTTGGTGATTGGAAATTGTCAGTGGTCACAAACTGGCCAGAACCGGGCGTATTGAGGACGGGTAATCCTTGGGTGATGGCATTGCGTAGTCCGTTGAATTCACATGCCATTGGAGCCATTGTTATTGTTATGGGCACCTGTGTGGTCGCGCCAGTAGTATAATCTAGTGGTACTACCGGAATTACCACTAATGACCAAACATTATGCTTAATTGGCGTGTCTAGCGGTGTCGCTCCCACATAGGGCAAGACTAATGTGGCACAGTTGTTTGTCCTCAGGTTAATGAATTGATGTGGAAACACTAGTGAGGAATGGATGTTAGTGCCATTGTGAAGGCAATAGGCTTCTTGACCGGTCATGGTGTGTCCATTTTTGTCAGGGTTCGTTAAATTGAAAGGGGCCCTGTCAGCATTAGATACCCCGATCTCCCATTCCGGTATAGCCAAAACCAATAGAGTGCCCTGGTGGAACTTTGAAGCATTACATTGTACGTGGATTGCCAATCCGTAGCGTCCTAGGTAGTGATACTGCACATTTTGACCAAACAGGCCAACAGAAGCTAGGCAGTCCGGGAATTTCCAATACCAGCCTGTCGAATTCCTTTGCCACGATACTGTCTTAAGAGTATAAAATCTATTTGAAGCCACATCAGGTTGTGTAGGCTTATCTACAGCAGTGGCATCTTGTGGACCCAAGTATTCGGGCCATTGACCATACGCAACCACCACATTAGCAGCCTCTTGAGTGGTGATAGTAGAATTACCAATAGTTAGTTGCGCAACACGGTCACTATAACCACACGCTTCAGCACTCGGAGACTTCAATGTGGGCAGTGGCTCAGATATGGCATCTAGCACTGGTTTTGTAAATTTATCTGGATCCTGGGAATAGTCCATCTTGCTCGCCGCATTGCTGGCTGCGTCTCTATAGTAGTTAATGTTGGTATAGTGGATATTAGCACCCTGTTCGGCTCGTATGCGAGTCTCATGTGCACCAGACGTCTGTCTACTAACTTGGGCTCCCATTGTGTTGATTCTATATCTCTACGTTTTCAGAAGTAATAATCAATCGTCACCCGAGTAACTCCCAATTTGTCACCATAAGATTCAATAAAGAAAATAATGGAAACACGGACTCTCCAAAGTAGTCGGTCCCATCCCAGACTTACGCGTTACGACATACCAGTGGCTGGGTTGCCACCATATGCTCCGGGGTTAGGGTTAGCCGCATTCAGGAGGCCGGAGGAAACCAGCTAGCCCAATAGGCTCTTCCCACCTTGTCATTATCAAGGCGTCCCACTCAAAAGAGTGGGCCGGCCGCCACGCGACCTGGGCCACAGTCGCCTGTGGGGGATGCCCAGGTCCATCAGCCGGAGCTGGCAGGTCAGGGTCACCTGCTGAGCGCAACTCCATTGATAAGTTCAATTAGGTACTAGGCTTCTCGGAGTAGATGGGCGGTTAACGGTAGGATTAATTTCCGCCGTTTGCACAGCGTACCATATATCCCTTCCGGGGAAACAGAAGTGCTTGCTCATTACACTGCTGGATGCAGTGTACCTAGTGAGCGTGTTTGTTTCTTTCTTCTAAGTTTCAGGGGGAAGGGAGGTAAAATAGGCATACAAAGGTACCGCAATACCAGAGTATCACGCCCAGTGGGCCTGCTGGATGGGAACAACCCAGCAGCTATTTTAA